AACTGCACCAGCTGCAGCTATGACAATTGAGTGGAATAAATCTACAGGAACAAATGAACTAGCCCTGACGGCTATTTATTCGGGAGACTACGATTTTACTAGTATTGGTGGTCTGGTAAATCCAGAGTCTTCAAACTGGGATGGTAAAATTAAAATTCTATTTAATTCAGTCACTAATGGTGATACCTGTTCAGTAGTACTAGAGCTTTTGAAAAGATACACCTAGGAGGTTAAATGGCGTACGCTAGTACTAGAACTTTTAACCTTACGATTGAAGAAATAATTGAGGAGGCATTCGAGAGATGCGGACTTGAGGTTCTTGGTGGTTATGACTTAAAGACTGCCAGAAGATCCTTGAATCTCATGTTTTCGGAATGGGCCAACCGTGGATTAAACCTATGGACCATTGACTATGCTTATCTGGATATGGTGGCGGCACAAGTTCATTATGCACTTGATCAAAAAGTGATGGATGTTCTTGACGCTGTTATTACAACTACGACTACAGCAAGTAGTGAGTTACAAGGTAGCAGTCTAACTACAGATGTAGCTATCACTAAAATTTCAAGAACCGAGTATATGAACTTAAGCAGAAAGGTTCAAAGCTCTGCTGGGGATGCACGACCTACTCAATTTACGGTCATTAATGGCGCCCTTACAGCGACAACTCCCACTAAAAGTTATGGAAGACCGGAACATGATCTTTCTTTATGGGTATTCCCTTCACCGGATAGAGCTTATAAATTAAAATATTTTTATATAAATAGAATTAGAGATGCAGGAGCATACTCAAATTATGCTGATGTACCTTTCTATTTTCTTCCTTGTTTAGTTGCAGGATTAGCTTATTATATATCTGTAAAACGAGCACCAATGTTAAGTCCAAACTTAAAAGCAGTGTATGATGAGGAATTTGAGAGAACCGCTGATGCTAACCGAGAACGAGTGTCGTTCAGAGTTAAGCCGGCGCAAGCATATATACCGTAGGAGGTAATATGGTTAAATGTGAAAAATGTGGTCGTGAGTGTGATTGTGTAGACAATTGTGAATGTAATGACTGCGCATGTCAAAAGGAGGACAAATGAGCAATGTAAGATTTAATACCCAAACTAATAATAGTAGGGGATCCGCTTCTCATAAAAAAGAAGCCCACTATGGAAGAGGAAAAGTATCAATTCCTAAACCAGTGGAAGCTGGAGTAGCTAGTGATAAAGGAAATGTTAAAGGACATGGTGGTCAACCACTGAAAATGGCCGGAAACAAACCAATCACTGGTACTATGCAAGGCATGGGTGCTGCTAAAAAAGGTGGTAGGTATACTTGGACTGGTACAAATAATACTAAGTGGTAATATAAATGGCATATTCCAGAGGAAAATATGCCTTATTTATTTCTGATCGTAGTGGATTGCAATTCCCTTATACAGAAATGGTAACGGAATGGACTGGAGCTAAAGTTCATACAAGTGAGTATGAGCGTAAGGCTGCACAAATTGAGCCACAGGAACATCATCCTGATCCTCAGGCATTGCAATGGGCTCGCCCGGCAAGAGGAGCTTTTCCGGTTCCTAATTTATTGGAGAATAATCCCATAACAACTACAGCTACTTCAACGACTGTAAGTGTCAATGAGGTATTACATAAAAGATCAACTGGAGATGCAGTCAGATTCAGGGAAATACAAAGCTCAGTAGGTGGCATAGCAGATTCTGTTTTTAATTTAAACACGACTTTAAATGGAGCTCTTACAGACGCAAGTACGAGTATAATTTTAACTGATTCATCTGCTTTTCCTTCAAGTGGATACATTGTTATTAATGAAGATAAAACAAGTAATGGCGTTCCAGTGGAAAAATTAAACGAAACAATTAAATATACAGCTAATAATACTGTAACTAATACCCTTTCAGGATTGACACGTGGAAGTGCGGCTCCTTCATATGGAATTACTTTAGGAGATACAATAGCTAGAGCGCATGATGATGGATCAAAAGTTTATGGATCTTATTCCATAACTAATGTTCTTACAACAGATCCACAAGGTAATACCATTAGTAATAGTTATACTTTGGTGGTAAATAGTGCGGCAACTTCTGCACAAACAGGTGGTGGTTTTCCCACTGCAGCAGGACCAGTTAACAGTAGGGCATAATGACAACATACACTGAATTAGTAACACAAGTAAGAGAGTACACAGAAACTAATACTTCACCTTATGTACTAACCGATACTATTATTGATAATTTTATTATCATGGTTGAAAACAAGATTCTTAGGGATCTTGATATACCTATTTTTACTTCACATCAGTACTCAAACTTTACTGCATCTTCTGGATTTTTAACACTTCCTGGGGGCAGTGTTGCGACGCCCGTGGAATTTTCCGTCATTAACAGTGTACAGATTTATCCCGCAGCCGGCACAGGTGATAGAACATATCTAGAACGAAAAGATGTAAGTTACATGAATGAATATTGGCCGGATAGGGCAACCGAAGGAGAACCAAAATATTATTCACAATGGGACTATAATACTATATACGTAGTACCAACTCCGGATGCGGCATACTATGTGGAAGTGAGTCTATCTAAATTACCAGATAGATTGACTTCAACTAATTCCAACACCTGGATAGGAGACAACGCACCAGCATTAATTTTGTATGGATGCCTTGTCGAAGCCTTTAAGTATTTAAAGGGCCCAGCAGAAATGCTGCAATTATATAATCAATCGTATGAGACAGCTTTACAAGAGGTCGCTGCGCAACAAATGGGCCGAGGAAAACGGGATCAATACATGGCAGGTGTTATTAGAATACCTCGTCCATCAATTCAACCCGGACTAGGCTCACAAAAATTACCAACCCAAGGAGGACAATAAAATGGCATTTACAGGATCTGTTGTATGCAATAGCTTTAAGACGGAAGTTTTAACGGCTGTTCATAATTTTACAGTGTCAACCGGCAATGTTTTTAAACTGGCATTATATACTAATTCAGCGTCTCCGACTAAATCTACTGCTGTATATTTCACTGGCGCTGAAGTCAGTACGAGTGGAACTGGATATACTGCTGGTGGTAACACTCTAACGAATGTTACTCCGGCTTTAAGTTCGGATACTGCAGTGTGTGATTTTTCGGATACCAACTGGACAACGGCAACAATCACTGCCAGAGGAGCACTTATTTATAATAGTAATGCTACCCCGGACAATGAACAAGCTGTTTGTGTATTGGATTTTGGAGCGGATAAGACTTGTACAGGTGGAACCTTTACAATTCAGTTTCCACTTCCAACTGACAGTCTCGGCATCATAAGATTGGCATAGGAGAACTATGGCTTTAGTATTAAAGGATCGCGTCAAGGAGACGTCAGTAACCACGGGTACGGGCACTATGGATTTAGATGGTGCGGTAACCAACTTTGAAACATTTGTATCAGCAATAGGAGATACTAATACTACTTATTATTGTATAGCCCATACTGGGTCATATGATGAATGGGAAGTAGGATTAGGAACTGTTGCTTCCGGCTCACCAAATCAATTAGCCAGAACCACGGTTATAATTAATTCTTTAGGAAGTACAGCAAAAATTGATTTTACTGCTGGTACTATGGATGTATTCTGTACCGAGCCGGCCAGCAAGACCATGGAAATGCTGATGACGGCCCAGTCAGATATTATTTATGCTTCTGCGGCCAATACACCGGCAAGGTTAGCCAAAGGTGCTGCCAATGAAGTCTTGGCGATGAATTCGGGGGCGACAGCACCTGAATGGGTTGTCGCGACTACAGGTGATATTACATCTGTCGTAGCAGGAACAGGTTTAAGTGGTGGAGCAACGAGTGGAGCTGCGACATTAAACATAGCTAATACTGGAGTTTCAGCAACTTCATACACCAACACGGATTTAACAGTTAATGCACAAGGGCAGATAACGACTGCCTCATCAGGCTCATCCGGCATTACAGCCGGCTTTAGCATTGCAATGTCGATCGCGTTGTAGTATAAGAAAAAAGGAGAAAAAT